AACATCAAGTTCCGCTAACAATGATAATTGCATCTTTCCTCCTGAGTCGGGTTTCCGAGGTCGGGAGTAGGTTTACCGACTTGTTAGTCGGTAGTCAAGTCATTGCTTAAATATCTGGGCAAATGCCTGATCTACTAGGGCAACACTGTCGGCGTGTGCAGGGTCTATCTCGACATGGGTCCAGTCTGCGCCTGGTGTGCCACCGTTGGCTTTGGCGGTCCATACTTTCCATGCGTCACGGTCGCATCTCCAGCCTGCGCCCCACTTTTCACATTTGAGCGGTACGCCTGTGCCGTCATAACTGTGGATTTCCTCTATACCGAGAAGGTCAGCGTGGGCGACAAGAAACTCGTTTAAGGCTTTGCGTTGTTCTTTGGTGCCCTTTAGGTCTATTGCTCGCCATGTCGCGTGTACGGACTTTTTAGACGGGTCTGAGCGCATCCCACGGTCAGAGTAGATACCAATACTTTTGACACCGAACAGGAACGTGCAGTAGTCCATAAACTTGAGTGTGCCCATTCGACGTACATTGCCTCGTGCGTCGGATGATCCTGTGTAGTTACGCTTCGTCATGTTTTTCCTTTTCTCGGTCCTTAATTCCATTTGCACTTAGGACTCCGGTCAAACTGCCTGTCAAAAACAACATCATCGGCTTGAGGAGATCCCATGCCGAAGTGTCATTCGGGCTTACTTCAAGCGGTTGCGTGACAAACAAAAGTCCGAATAGCAGAGCCGCTGTACTCAGCACAAAAGTGATTGCCAAGGTAACGCCAACGACCAATATCAGTCGGGCTTTAATTTCACCGTTTGTGAACCTTTTAGGCATCAGAAATCGCCCTCAGGGACCATCAGTCGAATGGTTACTGTGCCTGTGCCCGTGATCGCATACAACGAGTTTTGTGGTGGCAAGACCATCATCGTGAAAACGTCTTTTTTGGTGACCAGTCCTGTTGTCGTGGTGACTGCTGATCCACCGATATGGACATCGTTCCCGACGGGTTCAAAGTAGATGGTGCGGGTCGCGTTGGCGGTTTCGGCTACCAAAAGTGTGGGGCTGGTGGTGACTGTGATGATGGAGGCGATCATGGGTTGCATCTTTCTGCGGTTGGGTTTTCTTGACAGTTGTATCGAGTGCGGTCACTACAACTGGTGACGACAAACATGAGGGCGATGGCGAGTCCTGCAACAATGCCTAGCGTTTTCATGGTGTATCTGGGAAGTCGGCTTCGGGGCCTGCTGTCCATGTGGCTGGGAAGTCTCGCAATGCTTGGCGATATGTCGCCCATGCAGTTTTGTCGGTTGGTGCGTCTGAGACCATCGCCCAATCTGAAGCGGCTAAAAGTCGGTCACGATGAAATCGGCAACCGTCGAACCATTGGTCATCAGTTAATTCTGCGTTGTTTGGGTTTGGTAAATAAATAATCATCATGCGCTCGTTTCATAAATAAATGTCACATTCATAAAATCGTTTGTTGCCCAAACCATAGGCGTAGCAGTTTGGACTTCGCTACCTGTATCGGTTGCTTGCAAAATCATTTTGTTACTTCCAGCCGAACCTACTACACGGTAATAAGTTGAGCCAGCGTCAGTTATTCGCCCCATAGCATTGCCTCTTACGGCGTTGCCAATTGGCACAGAAAAAAGCCAAAGTCCAACAGTGGTGTTGGTAGTTGTGCTACCCCAAGACAAAATGTAATTAACAACCACTAATTTTTGTATTCGGAAATAACTACCTATTAAAGTGCCGTTGCCAATGGTGACTGAACCGCCACCATTACCAACAATTGTTGGGGTAAAACTTTCGCTGGCGGCCCCGATGGTGTTGAGCGTTGCCGCAGTTAACACCTGCCCGCTAGTCGTTCCTGCTGTCCACTGTGTAGCCATAATGTGTTCTCCTTTACCAACCCAAACGGCTGGTATCCAAAATACCTAAAACTGACGAATTGAGCGTAAAAAACTGGTAGTACTGCAACGGCGACAAATTAAGCACATACTGTGTTGATTCAGGCGTAGCGTTAATTGAATATCCTTCAATGACGCAGGCCACCGTGGTTTCAGAACCGCCAGGTACCTGATATTTAAAGTTGATAGTGCGATTAACACCACCAAAGATTTGTTGCATAAAAGCAGTCAACGCTGTCGCATTTTGTGATACATCATCAAAAGTGCATGTAAACCGCAACGAATACGGGTCATTGAAATTGTTAGAAATCCATTGGGCGTTACCTAATGCTTGCGTTTCGGTGGCGTCTACCGTTGAAGAACTGTAAAACGATTGACCATAAGACCCAACTGAAGCAGTGTTGGTGGCTGTTTGTGCTGTCAGGCCTTCAGGGTCAATTGTAACTGTGTTGATGTATTGCACACCGTTTTGTATGCGTTCAAACGAACTGTAAGCAATTTGGGTGGTTGAAGTAGAACGGCCCAAAGTAACACTGCCTGGCGTATATGACTGCATAGCGTCACGGCTAATCGGGTAAAGGGTGTCAATTCGACTTACTAAATATCCACGTTCTGTGTTGACCAAATAGTTGTAATAGTTCAGTACTGAACCTGTGTATGTGCTTGCTGAACATTGGGTGCTGCTATTGATAATCGCAACTTTCATTGAAGCCGGTAGCGGGCCACCGTAACCGTCACCGAAAATGTAGAACCCGTAACTGGTTGTAGCGGCGGCGATTGCTTTGGCGTTGGCGTTAATTTGACCTGAACGGTTTACCCAGTCTGAACAAATGATGGTTGCAGTATTTAAACCTGTGTTGGCTGGGTAATCCTGAAATATGATTTCACGAACCCAAAACCATTCGTAAAATTCGCTGTTGTACACTTCGCTTTTAAGCACTATTGGGCTTTGGTAATCGATAGTCGAAGCAAAGTTGCTTGAATTGTTGATGGTAAAAGTCAGTGAACCGCCAGAATAGGTGTCAAGGTATTTAGTGCGGCCCTGGATGATATTCATTGACAAAACTTTGTTTGTAATGTTCCTTCCTACGCTGTCAAAAATCCAACTGTTTTTCGGCATGGTTACATTGTCCGAACATTAAGTGGTATTGGGCCTGACTGGCGCACATACTGCTGTAAGGCTCTAACAATGCTGTTGGGGTCGCCACCGTTCACATTGACCGTGATGTTTTGACCGCCACCGAGAGCGTGGTTGGGTGTGATCATTCCAGACGCGCCAGGCGTAAACAACTCCGGACCCTTCTCACCCACTATGTAGGAACTGCCGCCTGACACAGGACCGCCTGAGGCTTTGAAACCGCTGAAATCTAATCCAGCAAGCGACGACAAGTTTGCTGCGCCAGCCATAGCAGCAAAAGGGTCGCTGACATTGCCGTAAGTCTTTTGAAACGCTTTGATTTGCGCGATAAGAGCAAGAGCGCCTTCTAGATCGCCTTTGTCAACAAGCACCTTGACCTGGTGCGACGAAATGTCGTCCATGTTCAAAGCGAGGTTCATAATGTCCGTAGTGGCTTTTAACAACTGTTCACGATAAGCGGCAATGTCCTCAGTGGAACCAGTAGTGAACGCGTTAGCAGCGGCGACACCGAGTTCATCTAAAGAGGTTCGAGCGTTGTCAATAGCGACATCGGTTTCTAATCTGCCAATTAAGTCTTGCCACGCTCGATCAATGTTTTGAACTTCTTTCCATGTGTCGTTCAAAGTAATTTTGAAAGGGTTTAAAGCATCGCGATTTGCACGTTGAATTGCAGTTTTAAAATTGTCAGTGTTAATTCTGTTGTCATTTAAAACGCCCGCAAGATCACTCAATTGTTCCTCAGCCTGCGTACCGTTGCCAACAATGTCTTTAAACAGTTCGGTGACCTTGCTGTCAAACTCTAAAGCGGCGGTTGCACCTTGAGTCAAAAAGGTGACCATTGGAATTAGTCGTTGACCAGATTTCATTTTGAGATCATCAGCAGAGTCACCAAGGCCGTCCATAGCGGCGCGATACTCGCGAGCCATTCGCAGTTCGTCCTCAGAAATAACCTTCTGTTCCGAAACCTCTTTCAAAGACGCGCTTAAATCGTCTGCGCCCATTTCAATAAGTTCGGCCATTGACTGCCAGCCCTTACCAAGTAACTGTGCAGCGACCTTTGCTTTTTCGGCTGGGTCTTTAATCTTTTTAAGCCGGTCAATCGTGTTAAGGAATGTCTTGTTAACGTCTAACGAACCGTTTTTGAGATAAACAAGATCAACGCCAAGATTACGAACTTTGTCAGGGTCAGCACCAATCGTTTTATTTAGACGACCTATAGCACCTTCAACGGCGTCAATCGGGATACCGATATCGCCAGCCGCTTCGATATAGCGTGACGCGTCCTCAACGGCCAGACCTGTCGCATCAGCAAACTTGCCCGCTGAAATTGCAAGGTCTTGAAACGCTGCCATTCCGTCAAGTACAAACTTGCCGACTGCAGCACCAGCAGCGAGCGCAAAGGTTGCAGCGTTGGCTTTGACCGCATCAAAGATTGCAGTAGAGCCAGCCTTAAACTTCCCTAGTCCACCTTCAGCGTTAGCAACAGCAACCTTAAAATCACCAAAGGCTCTTTGAGCGTCTTTAATGCCTTTGTCTTGTAGATCGGTAATGATTGGGATGCGGATTGCCATTAGAGAAACACCGCCTTCTGCAATTGATTAATTCGTTTCATGACTTCATCAACAGACTGTTTCATTTCGGCTTCAATTGCGCCAGCGTTGTTTTCGTATGCGCGCCACATAATGCGAGGTCTGTCAGCCAAACCGTTTAGAGCACGGCCTAAAGCGTTGTTGTTGTTTAAGCCTGCGTAGTCAATGACTGAAGCGGCACCGTCTTTGTTCACAATAGTAAGAACGGCGTCTTTCTTTTTAGAAAGTGACGTCTCAATCTTTACGCCCTTAACTGCCTTGTCTTGAACATAAGGGAACAACGGACGGCCACCAGGAGCCCAAGCACGACTAAGACCAGACGGTAAACCGCCATTGTTTTTAGTTGCGTCCTCTGCTGGATACAGGCTTTTAGCCTCATCCACGGCAACCTTAAGAATCTTTTTAGCGTCCTTAAAGAACTCCTTTTTAACCTCAGGCTGAATCTTTTGGAGGACCTTCAAAGTAGATTCGAGTCCTTGGACTTGCATCGTCATTTGTTCCTCTCCTTTAAAATCTCAGCGACTGTCGAGAGGTCGTCAACATCAAACTCTACCTCATTTGGGAAGTACCCTGTGAGGACAAGAAGTTGCGCTAAGGAGTGGCGGAAACTTCCGCTGGGATAACTTTTCCCGCTTCACTGTTCACGATCGTAATGTCCACAAGTTTGTTTACGAATGACTCAAACTCCACCGGAATGGACTGGCCGTGTTCGGTCTGTGATTTGGCTGAATGCCATGCCATGAACGCCATGTCCTCCATACCGAAATTATCGGCAAGGTCACTGGTTTTCATTTTGAACTTGCGTTCCCATGCGACAAGCGTAGCGAGGGTTGTTGTGATCGTGGCGTAGCCGTAACCGATGTCGAATCGAATCGTTAACTTCATGTCGGGTCCTTTGTTCGGGGTTTGTTAAATCAGGATTCAGACCAGGCGAACGTGCCACCCATCAGGGTGATACTGCAGGTGCTCAATTCTCCAAGCGAGTACACGATTGGCAACGACGGCAAGTAACTGCCTGTCAGGGTCCCCATTGGGTTTGTTGCGCTGGTTGCGGCCGACGAACCTTTAATGGTCACGGTCGTAATGACAGTGCCGACGAGGGACTTCAAGGTTGCGTAGGTTTCTGAGGTGGCAGTTGACCAATATAGGTCAAGCGTCAAAGTGTTGTTCTGCAAACCACCCACGTATGCCACAGCGGTACTGCCGAAGGCATTTGCCTGTAATTCTTGGATTGTCTGACTCAATGTTGCAGCAGTACATTGGTCCGAAATATCCACGGCACCGATGGAGATGACTG